GCCTGTCCCAATAGCCCCCAAGAGATCGCCATAGCGGCGGTGTGCCCGAAGGAACATCGCCGCCCCGAGATCGTCGCCGCAAACGGCTACCCGGAAAGCCTCCCGCGCTTCACGCGGAGGCAAACCCGGGCAGCCCTCAACGGCAGCAGTCTCGGCCGCCCAGAGGTTCACGACGTTCAGTATGAACCACGACAGCGGCAGCCCCATAAGGCAGCCGCGGCGGGTGAGGATCGGGTCCACGGCCGGGAACTCTCGAAGTTCCCCGGTCGTAGGGTGACGGAGGATAAAACCTCCATCATCCATCCGGGCCACGATCTCCACCGCCGAGTCGGGTCCATACCAATCGTCTGGACACTCCAGGTCGGTATGGCCGATCACTTGGGGGCCAAGGACAATTCGCCCAAGCTCCGTGAGGCCGGAACTGAAACCGGCCCCCTCACAAACGCCCTCCCAGCAGGCGTCGATTGCCCACCGAGCAAGACCATCGGTCGCAGCGGTGAGGTCGGCCGACACCAGAGCGAGCAGGTCGCCACGATAACTCGTGGGGACCTTGAGAGGGAAGTCCCGGAGATGATCAGCGAACGACACCAGTCGACCGCCTTTCAACGCCCAGGACACCCTCTCATCTCGCTCCAGTGCCGGCCAGACCAACGATCGGATCATGTGCCCGGCCTCCACCAACTCCGAAGGCGATGTCGTCACGATGCGTGCCTTGAACCCTCGTTCAGGCACCGCGACAACATTCGCCTCCGGGTAGGTTTGGCCGGACGCATACCGATCGAAACACCGCTCGACCGAAATGTCTCGGAGGATCCGCACGACCCGTTCCCGCTCGAGCCTGGCACCATCAACCGCCGAAATGTCGACCACATACTCGGTGGACCCACGAGTGGCACTACCGGAAAACCGGTTAGCGTCACCCTGTGGAGTCCACCGACTAGGGTCTTCAAATTCGGCGGGGAAAGGTACCGGGCCTTGCGGGGTGTTCCACCAGCGACGACCTCTCGCCTTGGCCGGTTCGTCCATCCACCTGTCCAGGGTCTCGCGGACGGCAGCATTCAAGCCGCCGCTCTTACGAGACAACTCCAGACAGGCAGAGGTCGAAGCCGACAATGCCACGGTATCCACCGAAGTGTGAAACCGCCGCATCCAGGCTCGAGAGAAGTCGCGGATCGAACGCCGAAGAACAGGGTCAAACGGAACCGCCGAGAGCATTCTCGCTCGGTGAGCTTTCAACGCCTCGTCCTCCACGTCACTCGTGGGGTACGGAAGGGCTCGGCCAACATAAGCGAACTGAAGCAAAGCTTCATCCGCTTTCAGTTTCGGCCGACGCCCCTCCGCCTCCCGCAAGATTCGACGGAGGCAGACCGGGATGGCGCTGTGAAGCTCGGGGGGGGTTCCCGCCTCTGCCACCACCGACGGTCGACTTCCGACAACCGTGGCTTGCCATCGGCACCACGCCGCCGTCCCCTTGAGGATGGTGGCGACATGCCGAGGACCACAGTTGACGG